AAGATATATCAATGTTGGTGATCGAAACCTCAAATATAAAACCAATATCGAATGGACCAATAAAGGTGGTTCCGGACGTAAATGGGGTTATAAAAAGGGTGGGTTGACCACTTTCACTACCGCGCGCATGAATCCGAACCCAGTTCGAGATCCCGCCACTATCGCCAAAGGTAGAAGATCTAAATTAGCCCCTCAACCTATATCCTCTGTTAAAATTAATGACGCAATAAAAGCCGACCCCATTAACAAGATAAAAGAAGAAACTCGTTTAGTGACTCCCACTGATGCACTATGTGCTATTCAACCAGCATGTAATTATTATCAAGACGATTCAGAATTCGTCGCAGATGAACAACAAATTCCTGCTTATTTTAAATTTCTGAAACCAGTGCCACAAGATCAAGCACTTAAAAAATTTTGTTATGATGATTTTGAGCGCACCGTAGATCGTGATTTACTTAAAATGTATCGTGAAAAACTTGGTATAATAAAAATCGTTAATCGAGAAATTCCATCTTATTCACAACCGTTATTTATTACTACACCTAAACCTCATAAAGAGCGAATTCCATTATTCATTGAAGTTCTTGTTGAACCCATTCCAAGAACTAAAGTCGTCGAAAGACTTATGTTTGAAGAATTTATTCCTTTAACAACGCAATCTCTCAATTCAGTTGATGCTATTCAATTAGATCGCATATTAGAAACTAGTATTGACGCTAATGAAACTTTCGTTGATGCTCATGAAATTATGCCAAATAGTTTTTCTAATCCCATTAACGATGAATTTGACATTCCACGTCACCATCAAACTATTCTTACTCGACTTGATATCGAAGGGACGTCTGATGTTAATAGCGATTTATATCGCAATTATTATAAGACTCCTATTGAAGAAAGAATGATGTATTTGATGCGATTAGACCGTGCTCAAAATAGCGACTATTCCACTGAATCTGAAGATGACACTCCTATTACTATGGCCAAATCCATCATTATGAATGGCATGAAAAATAAATGGAATGACGTTAAACAATATGCTTCTCTACCAGGTCGAGTTAACACTGCTGTTAATTCCGTTAATGAAGTATTTGCGAAAGTTAACGAAGCGACTGATAAAGCCACTCATTTCATCGATTCTATAACTAGTTTGGTCCAAACGTATGTTGCCAAATTGCCGCATGCATCCACTCTAGTAGATTACGCTACGGTTGGAGGCCATATTACTAATTTATTGCATGATATATATAATTATAATATATATTCTTTACCTGCTTTAGTTTTTAAAATTGGTTTTTCGATTTCTTGTATATTCCGCTTTTGCACACAACATATTTTTCATGCTCCAGCTCAATTTGGACCTCAGACTCAATCTTGGTCTCCTGCTACATTTTTATCTTTGATTACTAATAATAAAATGCTTTTAGATGTTGGCAAAACTTTCAATTCTTTTGCTCAAATTCGTAATGGTTTATCTTCTATTGATTCGTTTATTAATTGGTTAAGAGATTATCTACCTGAATTTCTTACTGATATAATTGATTATTATCATCCTAATCCTAAAGCATTTAATTCTCGTTTTCAAGATCTTGCTATTTTTATTCGCCACATCGCTGATTCTATGGATAAAAAGGAGATTGTTACACAAGAATCTCTTATTTATATTAGAAAAGAAATTCTTTATTTTGATCCTTTTCTTCTTACTCCTAGCACTAAGCGAGATGTCTATATGGCTTATCGTGCTATTCGAGAGTTGGCTAATAAAATAGAAGTTTATCATGAACAATATAATGCTTATACAACTCCTAGACAATGTCCGTTTTCTGTTGTTATTCATGGAAAATCTCGCATTGGTAAAACTGTTCTTATGACAGCTATTGCTAATATTTTATCTTCTGTTGATAAGCATCAAGGCCCAATAATGTACACTCGTATATCTAAAGTGCCCCATTGGGACGGCTTTTCAGATAAGACTTATGCAGTCGTTTATGATGATTGGCTTCAATCTACTGATTATGAAGATGTTTCTGAATATTTTTCATTGGTTACAAAACAACATTATATTGTACCAATGGCTTCTTTGGACGATCCTATTGTTGGTAAGAAGGGAACTTTGTGCATGGCGCGATTAGTTTTAGCTGCCACGAATATGATGTCTCCCGATGCTGTTTCTACTAAAATTAATTGTCCTGCTGCCTTGTTTAATCGTATTGCTTGTCGCATTGTAGCTGAACCTATTTTGGAAGCTGGATTGAAAAAGAAAGATTATGATACTAGTGGTGAATTTAATCATTTGTCATTTAAGTTTGTATTATCCGAACATTCTCATTCTGAACCTATGACATTTAAGAATATGATGCGTGAATTAGTTAAACGGAAAATTGCCCATGAAAGGAATCAGCAAGCTATCGATGATATTCCAATTGAAGATGACTTTATTGGCGAATTACGTGAGTATGCTACTCAAGGTCTTAAAACGAATATGTTTTTTGCTGGAGCTAGTGTAATTTCGAATTGTTTTTCCGCAAATTTGTTGTATCGCATCAATAATCTATTAATCGATAATGTAATGGGTTCTGACAATCATATGAATCCTGTTCCTAAAGCAATTGTTACTGGTTTATTGACTGTTATTGGTATGCTTCTTCCTTGTTTAATCACTTATCAAGTTGGTAAGAAAGTTGCTAAGCAATATTATGATCATAAGCATCAGTTGAAACATCTTCACGTTCTAGTTATACTTAATGATCTTGATTATCCTTTAGATGCGAATAGTTTATTAGAAGCACATCGTTTTATTAGTGATAACTCTAAATTGTCCCGTGCAGCCATGTATCGTAAGTGTTACGATGCATTAACGCGTGTTGTTGCTCGTGGTGATCATGTTGATGAGGTCTCGAATTTTTATAATTCGTTCACTCCTATCTTGGTACCCATGCTTAATGACTCGCGATTGGTCTGTGAATCTCGTACTTTTGAAGAGAAAAATCCTAAAAGGAAGCAAATTTCTACTGAATCTCGCACATTTGAAGAAAAATCGATTAAACGTAAACAATTGAAAACTGAATCTCGTACTATGGAAGAAAAGAATGTTAAGCGTAAACCTATGCAAACTGAAACTCAACTAATTGATAATGAGGATACTTCCATTGTTTCTCATTCTAAATTCGTTAATTCGCCTTTCTATTCACAACAGAATGCTTTAACACAAGATTTTGCGAGGTATCGTCAGAATTCTATTGAGAAGACTGTTCTTGAAAAGATTGTTGATCCTGAGTATGTTACTCAAGGTACAAACGATCCTGCTGCTTTAGATTGTGCTGACGTTGTTTCCACTAGAATGCTCCCAATGGCTATAGTATTAGTTACCAAAATGGATACTATGGACGTAAAACGATCCACTGTTACGTTTGTTAATGCTATTCCTTTGGATAACCATCGTGTTTTAATACCAAAGCATTGTTTGATAGATGATGAAGGGCAATTTTTGTTTAACACTAAAACAAGTAAATATTGCTTTTTGTTTCGTATTGAAAACATAAACCATTCTGTTGACTATGATCCAGCCCGTGTTACTTATTTAGTTAATACTAGTAACGAAGCTAATATTGATGCTGCTATTTATGATTTGTCTCGAACATCTGTTCCAGCTAGACGATCTGTTTTAAATCAATTTATTCGTGAAAAAGATCTTTCACAAATTGTTTCTGGCGATTATGCTGTCATGGTCGGGCACACATTAGATAAAGGCGTTCCATCTAAATTCCAGAAATTCTGTCAAATTCATCCGTTAACAGAAACTATTTCGTATAAACATCCTTCTGGCCGTGCTTTTACCGTGGCTCGTGGTCTTCGTTATGCTGCTGAAACTAAACCAGGTGATTGTGGTTCTCCGTTGATTCACTTCAAAGCTTCCAATAATAATAAAATTGTTGGCATTCATTGTTTTGGTACCGCAGGTTCTCTTAATGGAGGTGGTTTAATTATTACTTATGAAATGATAATGAGAGTATTGACAAATATTCAAAATGTCATTCCGTTGGAAGTTAAATTCACCGTTACTCCTAAAATTGAAGAAATGCGTCGCCATGCTGAAAGTTTGACTATTGAAATCTTAGGTGAATTACAACAACCAAGTTATGTTAATAGAAAAACTGCTTATAACGAAACGCCGTTGTTTGAACATTTTGAGGATTACACCAATCACCCATCTGAGAAATATAATTCTGAAGGTTTTGATCCGTTGCTTGTTGGCACTCAATTGTTTGGTTCTGAACTAAACAATTATGATGATTCTGATGTTAAAGCTGAATGTTTATCGTATTTACGAAGCCATTATCCTGCTGCACCTGCAAAAATTTTCACAATTAATGATGCTATTAATAAATATGAATCTATGGACAAAATGAATTTAGATACTTCTCCAGGTTTACCTTATACTTTAAGAGGCGAATCTAAGCGTACTTATTTTGATTGTTCTGAAGATGGTATTGTTTCTGTTAAAAGTCCTGAATATATGGCGCAACTTGAAAATTATGTTGCTGAATGGAAGACCAATGTGCGCGAAACTATGTGGAATGTTTCCTTAAAAGACTCTTTGGATAAAAGAGTTGAAGGAAATATGAAATTAGCTCGTGTATTTGAAGTTGCTCCTATGGACCATACAGTTGCTGTTCGTGTTTATTTTGCTTCTTGGATTTCTGCTATGCATGCGAGTGCCGGTAAAGGTTTTTGTTGTATTGGTATGAATCCGGAATCTACTCAATGGACCGATATGTTTTATCAATTAGCTTCTATTTCTGATATCGGTATTGATGCTGATGCTCCTAATTGGGATAAAAATCTTGCAACCACTTTGATGTATTGGGCGACCGAATCTATTAATTGTTGGTATAGAGATAATGATCCGAATTGGTCAGTTGAACATGATCAAGCGCGTTTAAATTTAGTGTCAGCTATGGTTAATTCTTATCTTGTTGCTGGTAGATATTTGTTTCGCAAACATAAAGGTATGCCATCTGGTGCTGTCTTGACTGCTTTGTTAAACACTCTTGTTAACATGATCATGCATTTGATATGGTTTTTGAAAAGTGTTCCAGCTCAATTTAAGACCACAGCTTATTATGATCAATTCGTATGTACAAAGATTTATGGTGACGACTCTCTTGATGCCATTCATATCGATATGCTCCCCTATCTTAATCGCAACACAATGATCGATGTGTATAAACAATATTGTTCCATGACTATAACTTCTTCGCTAAAAAATGGTGTAATTATTCCTTATGAACCAATCATTGATCTCACTTTTCTTAAAAGAGGCTTTAGAAGAGAAGGCCTTTTTGTGAAACCTTTACTTTCTGTTAAATCATTGTATTCAATGATTTCGTATGTGAAGCGATCATCTCATCTCTCTTTGGAAGATCAACTTGTTACTAACATAAAGCAAGTTTGTTCTTTCGCTTATTTCTATGGACGTTCCTACTATAATAATATTATTCATTATTTCTCACTCGTGTATCCTTCTGTAGTGTTGCCACCTTATTCATATTTCGATAATATGTTTCTTTATGGTAAGTACGACATTACACCC